TCATCCGCAACCAATACTTCTTGGTTAGCGAACCATTTTTCTCCGAACTTAACTCGGAAGGTTGTTCTGTTGAGACCTGGTGTTGCACCACCGTCTCCTAAGTTTCCAGTCACTGGAATTGCCTTTTCATCATCTCCTTGTAGGTGCCAATCATACTCTCTATTCCCGATCTCATTAGATCTTCCCATTCCACTAGTTAAATATTGAATTGGGTTAGATCCCTGCATTCCGAAGATACGAGTTACCAAAGTACTCATAACTTCCGGCTCAGTTAAATATGCTGACGAAAGGTGATTTTGTTGGGTTAATCCCGAGTGCCACTTAGTTTTATAAAGTTGCAATCCGTTTATAGCCATTCACTTTCTGTTTTAATTAATAAATTAGTTACTTAAGCGCGTTTTCAAATAAACTGAAATCTATATCACCACCAGTTGCTTTTGTTCTTGCTTTACTTTTAAGTTTCTTAGTAGAAATATTAGAAGCTCTTTCAAGATTTGCTTTTAAAGATGATGTAGCTTTTGTTCTAGCCTTCTTTTCAATTTTTGAGAAATCGAACTTATTATAATATAACCAAGCCATTTTCAGTTGAGAATCTTTATCAGCCTCAGAATCTGAAACTAACTTAGTCTTTCCCGTCTTTCTATCTACCTTCGTTATATAATTGTAGAAATCCTTTTTTGCTTTGTTACTTACATTAAACCCAGCGATTTCTTCTCTGGAATTAATATCTTCTTTAAGATTTGTAAGGAAACTTTCCTTATCTGCTTCCCTTTGTTCTGCAGCCTTCTCTTGATCTCTTAAGAGATTCTGTCTTTCTTTTGTTTGCATCTGTTTCAATTTAGATAATGCTCTATTAGCTCTTTTAGCTATTAAACCACCATCAACAAAATCTTGAATATCTGAAGCAATATCTTCTTGGTTAAATCCTTCTCTCCTCATTAGTTCTGCAACTAATTGTTTTTGAAGATTTTCTTTTCCATCAACCATTTTAATATCAATCTTGCTAAAATCTACATCACTAGTAGCTTTAACAAAATGTTGAGGATCGCCTCCTTTATCAACATATTCAATGAACTCTTGTGCTAAAGGATCAAGATCAGTCTTATATTTCTCAATCCCTTTTTTAATTTCGTTTTGAATGAGTTTTTGAAAACCTTCTTCTGAGTCTTCAAATTCTTCATCTTCATAATCAACAATTCCTTCGTCTTTTAAAAAACTTGCAATCACACTTAATTGAGAAACTCCCTCATCTTCAGATTCAGTTAATTCTTCTTCTGTTGATTCTCCTTCTGGTATTTCTTTTTTATATGCAATCTCTAAATTATCTGAAGATAAATCCTCTGTCTTTGTTTCTTTTTCTTCTGACTTATCTTTATCTAAATGTTCTACCTCATCAGTAGTTATTTCTTCTTTAGTTAAGTCTTTTACTCCAGTATCAGCTCCTAACGTTGAAGTTAAATCTTCTTCTTTTATTTCCGATACTTCTTTAATTTCTAGATCTTCGGCAGGCATAATATCTGCTGCTAAATTTTTAAATCCTTCTAGTGGATTTTCTGTGTTTTCTTCTGACATGTTATTTTATTTTTAAGAATTTAACAAAAATATATTTATTTTTTATATTATTTAACTTTTTTTAAAAAAATATTTTATTTTTTTTTACTTTATTATAGCGTTTTATCATTTATCAAGAAACTTTCTTTCATGTTCTCCAAACCAATCTGTAGTTAAATCTGACCATCCTCTATCAAATACACTTCCTTGATGTTGTTCTTCATATACTCCTTCTTCTACTAAGGATTTTAAAAAGTCGTGATATGACATACCAGACTTTGCAGCATTAATCCCTAAATAATTATTTCTCATATCTGTTCCTGAATCACCAGATGTAGTAGTGATTGAATTATTTGTACCAAACATACCATCCCATAAATTAGTTGCTTCATGTCCCCATGCTCCTATTTGAGCTAAAGTTGATCCTTGATTCTTTGTCAAATTAAACATATTAATAGCATGATTAAATTTATCATAATATCTATTATGCGCTTCATAATAACCAAACTTTTCTGCATCAGTCAAATTAGTACCATAATCATCAAAATTTGTTGCATCCCATTCCCAATGATCTTTTATCTCTTTCTTATCTTCTTCTGAAAGTGTTGGCCAAGCGTTTCTAAAATGCTTCCAATCTTGACTTTTAATAAGATCTATAGTTGCTGCATGACTCATATCCATATCATACTTAGTATGGCCTATCTTCTTTCTAAAGGCAGATTCAAATCCTTCAGAAGATGTTGTAGATTCAGAACTTTTTTTTTTTAACTGGATCTGTTGGAGGTCCTCCAAATGCATATCGATATGTGGGTTTACTTTTCATCCATTCCGCAAAGCGCCAATTTGCTTTATCAAATGTAGTTTTATAATTAGTTTCTAAAGTTGTTTTATCCATATTCCATAAAACATAATTTCTCGTTTCATTATTAAGTTTTTTATACCATGTACCATACCCTGCTTTTTTCTCTGCGTCTGTAAGCGTTTTCCAAAATTTATCAAACTTACCTGGACCCATATTATAGGCTGCAAATGCTCTTGCTTGTTTTTCAGACTTCGTTTTACCAGATTTAATATTAGTTCTATCTTCATATAGATAATCCATATATTTTCTCTGAGCTAAAGATTGAGCAGCTCGATCTGTGATTTTAGCTGTAGTAGGAATCCATCCTTTTTCTTTTGCCCATTCAAAAGTATCTGGTTTAAACTGAGCGATACCCATAGCTCCAGCAGAAGAGACAGTAGTATTTCTACCAGCAGATTCTTTATATATCTGATTTAAAAATTGATCCTCAGAAAAATTAGTATAGGTATAATTATCTAATTGTTTATTTACTAAATATTGATTTAATGCGTTATAAGTTTGATTTCCCCAAAGAGCATCATTTTTAATTTCAAAACCTTTATCTATTAAAAAGTTTTGAGTATTCAGTATAAACTGTCCATCTTCTTTCTTATCTCTATAAGCATCTATATCTGCCCATCCGTTATCATTAACAGTTACTTTTGTAACATCATCTTGAATAATTGGAGGTTTATAGTTTGGATCTAAATCCTGTTCTGATGGAGGCCATGAGAAACTAGGATTTCCTCCATTTTCATACGTACTTTTCGTAAATCCCTGATCACCTGTACTTGTTCTTATGTATTGTTCTGACCAATATGCATCTATCTCATCTTGATTAAGGGGTAACTCATCTTCCGGTCTAGGGATTTTCTTTCCCCAAAAGTTTTTCTTTTGCTCTTTATATATAGGGTAAGGAGCTGCTCTGTGCAACTTCCTTTCAGGAACAGTCGGCATTAAAGTAGGAGTTTGAACCGGCAATGGTAACAGAGCATTAGTTAATTCTTTCATAGAATAAACGCTTGGATTCATATTTATAACTGTTTGCCCACTTTCGTTCTCTCCATCTTGTTTAATAGAAAGTCTATTAAATAATTGGTCATACATTCCTAAATGAGACCGATTCTCAAGAGTTAATTTACTCTGATCAAAATCATTAAACGTAACATGAAAATGATCACTTTCATCTAAAACTTTTATATTAAAATCTTTTCTAAACTTTTTACTTTTACTACTAGCTAACCAGTTTCTGAAACTCCCCGTAAAATCACCAGCTTTAGAAATAACATGACTACCAGTTAATCTTCGTAATTCTTTCTCAGTAAGTTCACCTCTTTGATATTTTTCATATTGTAAATCTAACCAGTCTACAATTTTTTCTTCAGCTTCTTGACTATTCCAACCATGAGTTTTTGTACTATCACTTACAACTTTTTGTAATTGTCTATTATAAAGATGCATATCATTTTTCTGATACTCTCTCATTACTCTCCATTGATCATAGCCTAATCGTTGGCCACTAGTCATTCTGATTTCTCCTGTATAACCATAATGCCTAGCCATAGCTAATGATAAAAATCCATTCTTACCTATATTTAAATTTGGTGTATTACCGTCTGTATTTTCTTCTGACATTCTAGGAAAAGAAGCATTCTGACTAGAACCTGCATAATCTACATAACCCGAAACTAATTCTTTAGTAGATGGAACCTCACCATAAACATTTGCTTTTTCCTTTTCATCATCTTCTACAATTACTTCCGGTTGATTCTCCTCAACGATGACTTTCTTATCATCATCAAATGTTGGAAGTCCTCCAGTCTCAAGAGATCTCATATACTGTTTAAAATAAGCTCTACTCATTTGATTTAGGTTTCGAATTAGCAGCCTTACGTTTTATGGCTTCATTGGCTTTATTTGTTCTTTTCTTTTCTTCTAGCTCTTCTTTCTTTAATCCTAAATCAGCTTGATTCTTTTCTCGAGTAAGTTGCTCTTTCGCTCGATCTGCTGCTTCTGATATTCCAGCGTCTGCTTCCTTTCTATCTACATAACCATCATTATTATCATCCGCATCAATCATTCTAGCTTCTGCATTAATCATAGCAACTTTGATTTTAGTTTCGTTGTCTTGTGTTGTACGAGCATCTTCTCTATCTTCTTTAGCCATTTCTTTTTGGGCTTCCATTTGTTGAGCTTGCTGTGCGGCTTGCTGTTCTGCTTGTTGAGCTTCTGCTTGTTTTTTCTCCATCTCTGCTTGAGAGTTTTCCAACATCTTTCTAACTTTCGTAATTGATTCGGATTGTAAAATACTAGCAACATCTGTAAATGAAACAACTCCTGCTTGTAACGCAGATTGTGCTAATCCTTTTAGCGTATCTAAAGCTCGATCATCTTTTGATGAATTTGAAACAAATATTCCATAACTAGAATTTGTAAAATCTTCTGGCTCTACATTTAAAAAAACACGGCTCATATCATCCATAATATACTGAATTTTTTTACCGTTTCTATAAGTCATTTTAGCTACATCCATAAGAGCAGTTAAAACTTTTTTCTTACATTCGTTATGAGAATAAAACCAAAATTCTGTAATATGAGAAGACTGAACTACTGCTCGTTCAGTGTTACCAACAAGTTCTGATGTTTGTACCTGTCCTTGTCTTTGTCTACTTACTCCTGATAATTCTCCCAATTCATTTTTAATATTTTCTAATAATTGTACATGGGTATTAATATAGTTCCCCATAGATAAATCTATACTTTGAAATTGATTAAACGGTGCAGCTTGTTGAGATCTATTTCCTTCTTCCCTAGAATTAATAAACATTACTCCCATAGATTCTAGATAATACATCCATTTAGAAACATCCCATCCTTCTGATGAAGGTATTTGAGATATATCCATTAAAGCTACTTTTCCTTTTGATTTAGCTAATGCTAATTCTGTTCTATAATAAATAATATTATATAGATATTGAAATGGTTTCATTCTATCTATTAAAGAAATAGATTCTGAATTTCTTTCGTTATAAATATAACCAACATAACCAGACTTAACATCGCTAGGATTTGTTAAATCTCTACGTTGATTTAGTTTTGGTTTTACATTTACATAAATATTTTCAGCTATTTTAGTACCTTCCCAATATTCACTTATCCAATACCATTGTAATTCTACTCCATCAAATAAATATTTTTTACCTTCTTTCTCAGCATAATCTGGAACTTCAAATATCTCATCAACTATATCTTCTTGTTCAGTTCCAGACTCATCAGTATAAGTTACTATTCCTATCTTTCGCATAGACTTCCATTCAACCTGTAAAACTCTAACCATTCCATTTCTTCTATACGAACGGATTAAACCTGGATCATATACCCCACTTCCAACAGTATCCAATCTATCATAATTTACAATATTAAATTCACTATACGGATAATTAAGTCCTCCATTTTCCATATTATTATCTCGTCCAGTTGTTCCATTCTCTAACTGATCTAACTCAGCCGGTGATAAATATTCATAATACTCATCAAGAACTGTAGATAATGTTAACCATCTTTCTTCTATAACTGCTTGTGACTCGTCAATCCATGGAGAGTCCGGATCTAATATAACTCGAACATCTAATGGATTACATACCCGTACTGTAGGATTTCCAGATACGTCTCCAACCCAATATATCTCTTCTCCAGCTATTAATGCATCTTTAAAACCTCTATTAAATTTTTCTTGTAAATCATCTTCTCTTGTTAGATACTCTAAAATTCTTTGAGCTGTTATTTCTCGAATATCTTGATATTCATAATTTATATATTTCTCAATTTGGGCTGGTGTTTGCGGTCCCATTGCTGCAGCTTTTTCAGGATCGGTAGCTGCTACCTCTTGCATTTGTTGTTCTTGTGCAGCCTGTTCCTCTGGAGTAACTAATACAGAATATAAATACTGCAATAACATTTCTTTTTTCTGCGCTTCAATTTTAGAAATAGCATCTGGATCATGAGATACCACTTTAAAATTAAATGGTCTTTTTATTTCTTCTCCCATAAGAAGTTGAAGTTTAGGAGATATAATATCATAATGTTGCATAGTAGCTGGAAATTCAGCCTCATTAAATCCGAATGGATTTAGTATATATGAAAAGTCTCCTTGATCTAACTTACCATTAAATAGATCATAGTTAACTTGTTTTTTAGGTCGAGAAGATCGACCATTATAATTAATATCTCCATATGTAATTTTTTCTAATTCGTCTATACAAGTCTTAGCCCACTTCTTTCCCTTCTTTGAGCGGGCTACTCTTTGCCTAGGTAAATCTCCTAACATGTACGATTCTTGTCCTGTTTCCATTATAATATATTATTAATCTACAAAAGTATATAAATTCTTTGAATTATTTAACTAAAATCTTACTTTTCTCTTTTTAAAGTGCGATGTACGCCAAAATTTATCCCCCATTCCATAATCAAACTGTGCTTCTAAGTCGATATGATAATTCTCATGAGTATGTAAAATACATAACATAAACGCAATAGCACGGTCAAAATTCCCATCTTTGTCGTAAGCAATTAATTCTTTTAAGAGCGGAATTGATAAAATAGAATGTAGATTCATTTGGTCTCCTTCATCAGTATCTGCTCGTTTTTCTAATAACCAATCTCGTAAATAAATTTCAGCTTGAATTTTAATAGGCTCGCTCATATGAACTCCATATCCTCTAGCTACAGTTGATCGGTTTACTATATCTTTTAATATACTTGGTTGAGCTTTTAATAAATGTAAACATTTTTTTTGCTCAAAGTATATCTTCAAACCTTTTAAGTTATTCTCATATAAGGTTTGCGCATTATAATATGTAAGAAGTTTTC